CCTGATCACGGATGGTTTTTTGCGGTCGGTCGTGACGGAGTGCGGCCGGCCGCGCTAAGGAGGGCTACGTGCTAGTGCTCACGCGAGCGGAGGGCGAGCGTGTCGTCGTGCCGCATGCACGGATGGAAATCGTGGTGCAGGAGATCCGCGGCAACGTCGTCCGCCTGGCGTTTCGAGCGCCACAGCGTGTCGACATCTTCCGCGGCGAGGTGTTCGACAGGATCGCGATGGATCAGTGGGACGAGGACGAACCAACTCAAGAGGAGGACGTGAAGTGAAGATCGTGAAAGGCAAGCAGGCTGCACCGGTGCGGTGCGTGCTCTACGGCGTCGAGGGCATCGGTAAGACGACGCTGGCGGCGCAGTTTCCGACGCCGCTGTTTCTCGACACCGAGGACGGCACCAAGCAGCTCGAGGTCGACCGTGTCGCGTGCCAGGACTGGCCGAGCCTGCGGGGCGCGGTGGCCGAGCTGGCCGTCGAGAAGCACGGCTACCAGACGATCGTCATCGACTCGATCGACTGGGCGGAGCGGGCGCTAGTCGAGTTCGTCTGCAAGCAGGACGGCAAGAAGTCCATTGAGGACTACGGCTTCGGCAAGGGCTACACGGTCGTGGCCGAGCATATGGGTCGGTTTGTCGAGGGCCTCGACAACCTGCACCGCGCCGGCCTGCACGTGCTGCTCGTGGCCCACGCCAAGGTGCAACGGACGAGCCCGCCAGACCAGACGGACGGCTACGACCGGTACGAGCTGCGGCTGTCGAAGCAGGTCAGCCCGATCGTCAAGGAATGGGCGGACGCATTGTTATTCGCCAACTACCGCATGCGGCTCATCGAGGGCAGCGACGGGAAGCGCAAGGCGATCGGCGGCAAGGACCGCGTCGTCTACGCCGAGCGTGCTGCGGCCTACGACGCCAAGAACCGGTACGGGCTGGGCGAAGAGCTGCCCATGACCATCGAGGCTCTGGCCCCGCTGTTCACCGGCACGGGTGCCAGGCCGGTCGACACCGAGCTGTACGACCAGGTGGTGCGGTACATCGCCGAGGCCAAGAGCGTGCGGACGCTCGGCAAGATCGGCGACCGCATCGACGCACTGCTCTCGGACGGCCAGCTGACGGCCGAGCAGGGCGAGGCGTTGACAGTACTGGTCAAGGAGCGGCACGACGCGATCGAGCCGCAGGAGGTGACCGATGGCGTGGCATGACGTGCCGCCGTGGACCGCCAAGCGGGCCGAGTCGGAGGAGCTGATGCAGCAGGTAGCCGAGGTGGTGCGTCGGTGGCACGTCCGCCGCATCTCGGGCACGAAGGCTGTGGATCAGGTGCGCGAGCTGCTGGAGCCGCTGCGCGTGAGGGTGGGCCAGGCACACGAACCGGAGATCAAGTCATGAATTTTGACGCGTGGTGGAACTGGGACGAGGAGCCACGAGCCGCCGTGGACCACGGGCACACGCAGAAGGTGCCGACGGGTCGGCACACGGGCGACATCGTCAAGGCCGAGATCAAGGACCTCAAGTTCAAGATCGCGGACGACAACCCGACGGGTACGTCGCTCGTCGTGACGTGGAGCAGGTCCGGGTACTACCCGGTCGAGGCCATCGTCAACCTGCGGTGGCGTGGCCTGCTCGAGGCGGTGTGCCGGTCGGCTGGCGTGTCGCCACCAAAGCGTGGCGAGGACTGGGACGAGCAGTCGCTGGTCGGGCGAGTTGCCACCGTGGACATCGAGAACAAGGTGGCGCAGGCCACGGGTACAGAGTACCAGCGGATCACGCGGTGGCATGCGTCGCCGCAGAAGCCGCTGCCGGCCGAGTCGAAGCCGAAGCGGGCGCCGGCCCGGACGCCGGCTGCCAAGACGCATGCGGAGTTCCAGGAGCGGGCCGATGCCGACGACATCCCTTTTTGACGACGACCGCACCATCCAGTTCTACGGCGGTCCGTGGGACGGGATGCCGTACACGCCGAGGCGTGGCGAGCAGTACCCGGCCAGGCTGGACATGCCGTGGAGCGGGCAGCTGCACCACTACCGACTCGTGCAGCACGGCGGCGTCGTGCAGCTCTTGTACATGGGCAAGGCATTACCAGACGGAGCACGCATTGCATGACGGTCTACAAGGGATGGCGTGCGGATCGCGTGACCAGCGACGGCGTGTTCGTCAGCACCTACTCCGGGAGGGTGTCCGAGTGCGGTCAGTGGGTCGAGTGCGGCGAGACCAGGCACCGGATCTCTCCGCAGTGGCACGCACGTGCCGTCGACGCCGAGGCCTCGATGGCCGGCGAGATCGAGGAGATCGGCCGGAGGCTGCTCGAGCAGGCGGCCAAGTTGCGAGAGGCGGCGGAGGTGGTGGCGTGAGCGACTACTACCGCGAGCCCGAGGCCGTGCTGCCGCTGTTCGCGGCGGCCAGGCGGATGGATCCGCCAACGTCGCACAAGGCCGCCCAGCGTGCGCCGGTGGCCGGTCACCGTCGCCTGGTGCTCGAGGCCTTGGCGGCCGGGCCGGCTGGGCAGACGGAGATCGCACAGCGGGCCGGCATCACGGTGGCCGCGGTGTCCAAGCGGCTGCCCGAGCTGCGGCGTGCTGGGCTCATCGAGAAGACGGGGCGCGAGGTGGCGTATGGGGAGTGTGAATATCGGTTGAGGCCGGCGTCGCGTTGACGTGCGGCGAGGTCGGGTAAATGTAACTGACGAAGTAAAGGAGCCGATGAATGTCAACAGCAGCAACACAACAGCACGAAACCTTTATGACAACCATGACGCCTGAAGAGTGGGCTTCAGTGCCAGACAATCCAAGGCAACGAGACACAGAGTGCAGGGCGGCGAAAGCAAGGCACCTAAATACTCTTGAAGCGGCCCACACGCTTGTCCATATGGCGGAATGGGGGGCTGGCAGATGCAAGCTTGAGGGCCACACACGTGCCCTCAAGTGGATGCAGTCTCCTGAAACCGCCCCGGAGTCTATTGATGTTCGAGTGTACGTCGTTGACTCCATAGAAGAGGCAAAGCGGTTATATGGGCACTTCAACAGCAAAGAAGAGGGCGAGCGATCGAATGACCGTCTTTTCGGAGCGTTGAGGGAAAACGAAATCACTCCAGTTAGCGATTTCGTTCGCAAGGCCAAGTTCAGTAATGCCGTAAGCATGGCCCACGCGTTCTACGTAGAGCATTCGCGACACAAACCGTTGTCGGTGTACGAAAAGGTGGCGTTTTTTCGTGAAGAAATAGTCCTGCTCGACAGAATTGCTGGCGCTAGCAAGCGAATGATCGGCCCAGTTGTCTGCTGTTTTCTGATGGCAGCACATAAGCACGGGCCAGCCGTAATGGACTTCTTTCAGCGTTACATCCTTGACGGTGGGGCAAAAGACGGCCGCAGGAAGGATTGCGTGCAGTTGTTTAGCGACGTGATGGCGGACGTTCGTTCTGGAGGTTTTTGCGACTGGGCGACGCAAGAGAAGTCAGTGGCGAAAGGGCTCTGGTGCATTGACCGGTGGCTATCTGCACCTACCGCAATGCTTACACGGGTCAACGAGTGCGACCCGTGGTCGTACCGAGACAAGTAAATCGCGCCGCCCTCGTGATAGGCACGGCGCCGCTTCGACGCGGCTGGGCGGAATAGAAAGGAGGCCACGGATGGCCGGTGAATGGATCGCCTACGACCTCGCCCTGCCGGCCAAACCGGAGGTGCAGGAGCTGATCGACGAGACCGGCCACCCGGTCGAGGTCGTCGTATTCCGCCTCCTGCAGTTGTGGGGCTGGGCCTCGATGCACTGCCACGACGGCGTGGCTCGGATGACGCTGCCACGCCTTGTCAGGACGTGCGGCGGTGACGATGCCTTCTGGCGTGCCGTGGCGGCCGTCGGGTGGCTGGAGATCGACGAGACGGCCGCTACCGTTGCTGTCCCCGGATGGGACCGCCGGTTCAGCCAGGCGGCCAAGTCGAGAGCCCAGCAAGCCGACCGGGCACGGTCGTACGAGGACCGGAATCCGGCCCGAAAACGCCCCATCGGACCTTCCGATGCGCGCGCATCGGACGTTCCGGCGCTCGCGCATCGCAGAGGAGAGGAGAAGAGAGGAGAAGTTCCTCCTCCTCCGCGCGAGGCTGCGCAGACCGAGGACGGCTGGCAGCGGCTGCGGACGGCGTGGAACGCCGGCCCGGGACGTCCGTGGAAGCACCCGCAGCCCCCGGACGGCCTCGAGGGGCGGCTGGCGGAACCCGGGTGGCTGGACGAGGCCGTGCAGGCCATCGCCCACCTGCCCAAGTGCCGGTATTTCAAAACCCCGCCGACCCTCGTGCAGCTCTGCGGCAGCGGATTT